CGCGTGGCCGGAGTCAAAGCTGACTCCGATCTTGCCCTCGATGCGCTGTAGTCCCTCACCGCGTCGAGCGCTATACCTCCAAGAGGTGGCACTTTCGTGTTCGATCGTCATCGTCGCATTTGAGCGAGCGACTTCGACTAATAGCTCCTGAACTTCCCTATCTTTGGTAGACGGGTTGACAGGAATGTAGATCGTGACGCCCAGAGTCGACGCCAATGAGGCCCAGGCTGACACGTTGCTGAGTGCAGCACGTGACACACCCGACTTCATCGCGGCGCCTTCTGTCGAAAGAAGGTCCTTGATCGAATCGAGGACGATGTCCGAAGATCTGACCATGGCTTCACCGAGTTGACTAGCGACGGTTTGTTGGCGGTTAGAATAACCAGCGAACGGTTCGCCGACACGCACCACGCCGTACGACGTAACGCCAGCGGACGCCAGAGCATGCGCCAGCGGCGTCTTCCCGGTTCCGGATGCGCCAACGATAAGGCACACACCACATGGAACGATTAACCCACCGATGGCTTTGTTAGCGTAAGCGGCGCCGGGCAGATCGGGGAGCAGGCTTGGATGAATCTCGTGCACGCTCCCGTCGATGATGATCTCGTGATGGAGAACACCATCTTCCGCGTCTTCATCAGACACGGTTGGCTGGGGCGGCTCGTAGATACCTCCGAGGCCGTTGATGTCCACCGGTTTCTTGCCGTAGGTAGACGTGAATGCGAAGTCGGATCCCAACTTCTTCAACTTAGCAACGACCTTCTTCCGATGCAGGCCGGGCTGAGTAGCAGCGTTCTCAAGCCGAGCAACGTGCTCAGCAATTTTGCTGGTTTCGACGATTTTGAAAGTCATTTTCTTTCCTAGTGCACGGCGCCGCGGTAGTAACGACGCACGAATTTCTCAACAACACTAACAGGAATCTTCGACGAGACGGTATTCACCACCTTGTCATCGATTTCCTCCGGATCGTACTGATGGTGAAGCTTGTCAGGACTGTCAAGAACGGCGCGGTCTTTCTCCGTTAACTGTTCGAAACTAAAGTCCATATTAGCGGCCGCCCCAGTAAGTGCTTCCATGAAGTCACCATGATGCGGTTCCATCATACGACGATATACACTCATGTGTATGCTCCAGGCCTCCCGGCCCATTTCGGACTTTGATAGCGCGTCGATTCGGCTCATGAAACCGATTGGCCAGTAGGGCCGATGATCTCCGCCGATTGATCGCTCGGGAGTCCACATCTTCTCAAAAGGCGTCTGAAGACGAGGTGTCGGATCA